GTATTTTACTTGCTACTGCTTCATCTTGTGAAGATTTGTATATTGCAGGTTATAACAAAGAATTTGAAAAACTTGATTCGCTGATGCTTTCAGCAGATTCAATTATTTATGAAATAAATATGCTAATGGATACAACAGATTGGGATGCATTTTATTTAAAAGCTCAAAGAATTAATAATGATTAATAAACAAAACAGGAGTATAGAATGGCTAAAAAACAAAAACAAACAAAAGAAAAAGCCGTTGTTTCTATCGATGGGGATGAATACCCTATTGATGAGTTAAATGACAATGAAAAACTGATGGTACAACACTTGGCTGATTTAAACAGGAAGATTGACAGTGCGACTTTTAATCTGCAACAATTGCAGTTTGGAAGACAGGCATTTGTGGATGCTTTAAGGGCTTCATTGGATGAAAGCGAAGACAAAAGCTCAGAAAGTTGATATAATTGATAAGGCGATATACTCGGTTATGTTTGTTGAGTCTATCCTTATTTCATTTTCTATAAAAGATGAATGGTATGTTCCAGTAATGGTAGGTGCTCTCATATTAATAGGATTAAAAATGACTAAAAAGGTTTGGAATGCTTGAAACATATGCCGAGTATGGAGCTATTGGAGTCATTGTATCATTATTTGTGATGCTTATAATGAATTTGATAAAAAGTCAAAAGGAGCAATCTAAAGACTTAGATGATATAAGAAAATCTATAGCAAAATCAGAAACAAAAATGGAAAATGTCGAAAGTATTGTTTTAAAAATGCTTGACAGGTGGAATCGTTCAGATGAAACAAGTCAAAGACATAGAGAAGATATTGTTAAAGAGCTAAATGATGTTACAGATGATTTAAATTTCTTAAAGGGAAAGGCGAATAACAAATGAATAAGTCTGAGGTTGATAAGTATAGGACAGATATTCATAGTAGGCTTGAAGAGCTTACTATTATGGGCGCGAAACAAAACTCAGATCTTTTTCATATTAAGGAATCTGTTGATGAAGTAAAAGTTTTAGTAAAAGAGCAGAATGCTAGAGTTAGAACATTGGAATCATCAGTATCCCGTATACAGGGTGTTGGTTCTATGGTGACTGTTGTGTTTGGTTCTTTAATTGGTTGGTTATTTAAAGGAGAATAATAATGGAATGGATTCAAAGTCATTGGGTAAGTATTGTAGGTACAATTGCCGTTATTGGCGGTGGGTTGTATATACCCTTTGTTAGAGGACTTGTTCTTACAGGAGTGAAGACAATGGTAAGCGAAGTTGTCTTGAAAAAGATAGCAGTTCAAATGGTTGAAAAGCTTGTCAAGTCTACTAAGAATAAGTTAGATGATGTTTGGTTTGCTGAATTTAAAAAACAGATAGAAGATGCCTAGATTCAGTACAAGAAGTAAATCTAAACTTCATACTTGTCATAAAGATTTAATTAGTCTTTTCAATGAAGTTGTTAAACATTTTGATTGCACAATTATAGAAGGTCATAGGGGTCAAAAAAAACAAGATGAAGCATATAATAAAGGGAATAGCAAACTCAAGTTTCCAAATGGCAAACATAATTCGTCTCCGAGTGTGGCTGTGGATGTTGCGCCATATCCAGTAGATTGGTCTGATAGAGATAGATTTCACTATTTCGCAGGTCATGTTTTGGGTGTTGCAAGCCAAATGGGTTTGAAGATACGCTGGGGCGGTGACTGGGATATGGATACTCAGACTAAAGATAATAAATTTGATGATTTGGTACATTTTGAATTAAGATAATAATGCCTAAACAATTTAAAACATATACACGTTTTGATGGTGGTTTGAATACTAAAACTAATTCTCGCTCTATTCAAGATAATGAATTAGCACAGGCTACTAATGTTATTGTAGACGAATTTGGTATGGTAAAGTCTTGTGGTAAAGTAACAGATAATACTTCTGATTATACAGCTCCAAGTTTAACAGCTACTCAAGCTGGTTATGGTTTATTTCAAGCTACTTTTGATTTTGCATCTGGCGGTGGAAATACATCTACTGTAAGGACTTTTTTAGCAGATGCAGATGATGGAACTAATGCAGTCGTTCATGTTTTAGATGCTACAACCTGGGATACTAATGATATAAGTTTGGGTGCAGTTACTAGTTCAGAACAGGCAAAGGTTATTTATCATATAGCTGATGGAGCGGTAACTACTTGCGACACTAATATTGCCAATGTATCTACAACCGTTAAGAATTATAAGTATAAAAAAGCAGAATCTAAATGGCGGAGTTCATCTGGTGCTTCTATTATGAGTGCATATAACGCAGGTTGGAAATCTTATGATACAAAATTAAGCCCTCCAACCAGTGGTATTTGTGGAGACCAAGTAGCAGGTACAACCGCAGGCTCTGGAAATAATACTACTACACTTATTGCTGTCGACTCAGATGCGTTTGAAGATTTTAACACCGAATTAGACTTGGGAACTTATTGGGCGGTAAGAGCAGGCGCAGATACTGAATTAATTACCAATCGTTCTAGCGATACGCAATTAACTATGCCAAGTGGTGGTTCAACATGGGGAAACAGTCAACTTTATTATATTTACCCACCTTTAGGAACTGGTTTTACTCTTGATTTTACCGTTGCTAGTGGAGGCTCTTGGGCAGCTGGTACTTATGAATTTGCGACAACTTTTGTATATGATGGCAATCAAGAATCTTTATTAAAAAAGATTGATGGAGATATGACAGTTAGCGCAAATGATAAGGTGACGTGTAGAGTTTCGGTTGTAGAGAATAACGATGGTACTGGATTTTCCTTAGATATAATGGGAGGAAGAATTTATTGTAAGATTAAAGACAGCGATGATGCTTGGGTATTATTTGGAGATATAAGTTTTAAAGGTCATTCGAATAAAGGAGGTTCGCGATCTAGTCTTGATGGTGATTATACCTACTGGAGTAGTGCTGTTGGTGGAACCGATAATTCTTATCTTTATACCACCTTTATTAGTGAATCTCTTAGCGTAGAAACATATGAGTCTATAAATGGTTTTAGTTCTGATAGTGCATTTAATTCTATAGGAGCAGCTGGAGAAAAATATCAAACAAGCGTAGTAACAAATCGTAGAGCATTCGTAGCAAATGTACAATATACAACAGATGGTGGTAACTTACAGAATTTTGGAGACCAGATACGCTATAGTGAAATTAATAAATTTTTAACATTTCCAGAATTAAACTTTATAGATATAGGTGTTAACGATGGAGAAGAGTTTGTTAAACTAGAATCTTTTGCAGATAGACTTCTTGCTTTTAAAGAGAAAACCCTTTATATTATTAATATAGGTGGTGGTTCTGATACTCAATGGTTTTTAGAATCTGAACATAAAAATATGGGAGTAGATTTTCACGCATTAACTGTTAAGACTGATTTTGGTATTGCTTGGGTAAATAAAAATGGTTTATTCTTTTATGATGGTAGGCAGATAAAAAATCTGCAAACTAAAATATTAGAGTCTGAATGGTCTGGCTTTGTTAACGCTGATACTATGATTGGCTACGAGCCAACTCATAAACATTTAGTTATAGTTAGAGATGCTGCTGCGTCTGGCTCCACAAGTGGGGATGCTTATGTTTATAGTTTCATTACCAATTCATTTACGTTCGTAGAAGATATGGTTGTTGATGCTGTTAAAACAAATATAATAACAGATGCTTATAATAAAATGACTTTAGGTTCAGCTCTTGACGAGTTAGAATCTTATGATGGGGAGCCAGATTCGGGAGCTACATTTCATATTATATTAAAAGATGATGATTTTGGCATGCCCAATGTAGTTAAAAAGATTTATGGTGTTACGGTAGAATATGCAAGTAATGCAACTAATACTAATGGTATTAAATATGTTTATACTAATGATAGTGGGACAAAACAGGATGTGGCAAATGCTGGAAGTTTAGCTTCTACCAGTAATGATTTAGATATTAATAAAGCCACATTTGGTACACCTCTTTTAGCTTCTTCATTTCAAGTGCAGTTGGATATGGATGGAGATAGTTTGCAAAAAATAAATAATGTTGGTGTAGAATATAGACCAATATACAAGAGAATTACATAATGCCGATTGATAGAGAAAAAAGATTTTTATACAATTCTAAAAAAGTTGATGGGAAACTTCAAATTGGATTTCCTGCTCGCGCATCTGGTAAAGATGGTGAAGAAAGAATTGTTAAGACACCAAATGGTAAACTCAGGCTTTATAGGAAAGAGTTGGGCGCTTGGTATTATTTAGAATTTACAAGGAGTTAATATGCCTACATTAGCAGAATTGCTACAACAAATAGAAGGTGGCCAGAGATCTGAATTCGGCGAAAGAGCAATGCAGATTACAAAAACTGGCACTGAAGATATAAAAGCTTTAAAAGAAGCAGAAATTGCTCTTAAGGAAGAAATGGATGCGCGCGAAAGAGAAATAGGTCAGGCGGGCAGACGAGGTACTGCGTCAAGATATTTTACTAAGTTTATTGATTGGATTACTGGGACTCCAGTTGGAACTCTAGCTAGCGCACCAGCTCAAGAATACGCTAAAACTCATCGATTTACCTTAGGAGGAGGTCTTCAGAAATTAAAAGATCCATATAGAGCATTAGAAACAAAAACTCCAGAAACTACTTTTTATGGTACTACTGGAAAAAAAATAGAATCCAGTATTAAATCACTTTCAAATTTTATAAGTGATGCTGAAAATATGTATGATCAATCAAAAATTGCAAATGTTATTACTGATTTAATTACCTCTTATCAAACAAAAGCTGCTGGATTTACTCCAGAATATGCAGGAGATATATTGTCAAAGACAGGTGAGGAAGGTATTTTTGGTGCAATAAAGTCAGCTGAAGCATCAAGAAGAGGAAAATTAATAGATGAATATAAGGATTTGTGGAATAGACCTAAGGTGGGCGCAGAGGGAGGTAGAGCTAGTGCGGTGTCTCCAGAAGCTTTTGCAAAAGCATTTGGTAAAGACCCTAGATCTTTTGCTCCTGGGCAAAGAACTCCTTTTGAACTTATTTCAGAAACTGGTCTTTTTAATCCTTATTTATCAGAGAGAAGAAAAAGTCCTATGTATAGTAGGATGTTAGAAAATCCAGTTTTTAGAAATATTTTGCCATTGGAATATTCAAGAACCGATCCTTTACTTCAGCAACTTCAAGTTGGTAAAAATCCTCTTAGCGTTGCTGGGTATATGAGTAATCCATGGAACTTAGGAGAATAATAAGATGACAATGAGTACAGAAGAAATACAAGAATTATTAAGAAAAGCTGGTGTAAGTGAAGACCAGTGGAAATATTATACATCTACCGCAGAGCAACTTCCTGGATTATTTGGATTTTCTCCATTTCAAACTGAAAGATTTCAACAGCAGTTTGGCGGTCTTGGGCAATTTGATCCTACAAAAACTTCAGAAGCATATGGTGAGATTGAAAGATTTGGAGAGCAGAAACAATCTAATATAGGTCAGCAACTCAAAACTGGTTTATATGATATTCAAACAGGTTTAACCTCTGGAATGAAAGGTATAAGTGAAAGTATTGGATATAAACTTAAAGGATTTGGAGCTAGGGAAAGAGAAAAAGAAAAATTAATGGGATCTGCATATGAAAGTGGTGAAGAGCTTGAAAGAAAAAGAGATATGGGATTACTTAATTTGGAAGAAATATTGGGGGCGCGAAGAGCAGCTGTTGGCTCTACTACTCAATCTTGGCTTGATAAATTAATGAGATTAGTTTCATCAATATATCAAATGGATCCAACTGGAGCTCGCGGTGGTACTTATGGCGAAAGAGGTAAATTTGGAGGCCCAGATACTTCGGGTGGTTACAAAAGTCCATTCTTGGTATAAACAATAAGATGTATACAATTTATAAACAATATATTCAGAAAAGGTAATATGCCTAGTCCATTAGAAACTTTATTAAATCAAACTCTCCCTAGATTCCTAGGGCAAGAAATATCTAATTTACGTTCAGAAGCTCGATTCCAAGCTCAAGAAGAAAAAGCTGAAAAAAGATATATTCAAGAATGGAATCGTAGCGAGGGTCGTTATCAGGATCAACTCAGAGTTAAGCGAGAAGAGCGAAACGAAGAACGTGATAGAATACTTATATCAAGAGGTTTAAGGGAACCTTTGGATAAGAGAGTTCAATATTTTAACAATTTAGTTGATTCTGGTAGAATGAAATCTACATTTGGATATGATTTACTTGAAGGAGAAATATCGCATGCTAGCTCAGAATTTGGTAGAGCAAATGCATCGATACAAGGTCTTGATATTTATAAATTAAATAATTTTGAGTATACGCATCTTGAAAATCAATATTTGAGTGGCGAATTTGACAAGGCATTTGAAACACTTGATAAGGTTATAGATAGAAAAGTTGATCCAAAAATGAATCCTGCGCTTAATGCTTCTGTCAAAAATATTCAAGCTCAAATAGAATTCTTGAATAAGACATTGGT